GTTGATGTAATGTTAGCCATAAACTTGTTATAACCGATCGATAAGTCCACTTGAAAATTTCGTCCACAAAAACGCTATCAGTCGCCGCATCTCCGAGGGCAGATACTCGGATAAGCCCAAACTTGATCGATTTACCCATACCTTTGCGCGACAGAAGGGGGCAGATTCCATAGTCTGTGGAACGCAGGGGCAGGAGTTGTAAACAAGCCCACTTTGGACGATTAGAAAAAAGAGAGAAGAGTTGGAGAAGCTTCACTTCCGAAGCTCCTTGATGATAGTTCTGTTATATTTCACGCCCAAATCTGGAAGATATCACAGAACTGCCAGCGCCTCCGCCTTCAGCTGGCGGGCCTTCTCTGTGGCCGCCTTTTGGGTCATCTTCCGAGGAGAGCCGATGTACTTATTGACGACCTTATCCCCCATCTTCCAGGACGCGAAATAGTACTCATACGTCTTCGGCCCCTTCGCGGTGATCTTCTCCACCGGGCCGAGGTAGACCGTCAACGCCTCCAACCGCGCCGCGCTCCACAGGTCCTCGGCCTCGCCCTCCAGCCTGGCCGCCTCCGCCTCCCTCTCCCTCGCCGCCGGTTCCATTCCCCGGAACTGCCGGAGCTTCGCTGCCTCGTCTCGCAGCTTCCGGGCCTCCTCTCGCAAGGCCTTGATCTCCTCCCCGCTTGTGGTTTCGTAAATGATCTTCGGCGTAGCCATGTATAATAGTTATGTGACCATACCATATATATTTGGTGGCTAGGGTCACATAACTAATCTGGCTTGTGGGATTTGGAACTCGGCAAAAAGATTATTTAGATAGAATCACAAAGCAGTAGCCGCATGTAACCACAATAGAATGAGGTGATAGTAGAATGGAATTAGTAGACCAACCCCTAGCGGATGCCAGAGGCCGGTCCTCGACCAAGGATAACATGGCCCTTCTGGCGGATAAGCTTTTCGATGACGTCCCGAGAATTAAGCATCTTTTAGCCGAGGTCCTCCAGCAGCAGGAGGATGAGATTCACCGGCTCCAGTGCATCTCCCAGCAACGACAGAGAGACATCCAGCGCCAGGAAGAAGAGATCCACAAGCTCAGGGTGGAGCTGGACACCTTCCGGGAAGAGGCCGCCCTCGAAAGAGCATACGATCGCCAGAGGATCAGCAAGCTCGAAGCCCCGGCCCCCGCTCTCAGTCAAAAGACCGCATCCGACCACCTGGACCGCCTTTTCTCAGAGATGAAACGGCTTAGGATGCGTCAGACCACAACGAAAGACGCCGCTCGCCTTCTTGGAGTGACAAAACGGCATATCAATCGATTAGAACCGCTATTGGACGACGATCATCGTTTCCAGGTCATCAAAGATCCTCGCCATAAACAACGTCATCTCATCAGATTAGTTTAGGAACTTAAACCGAGACATGTCTCGGTCCCAGTTCTCTGAAGGAATCACTAGCAGCTAAAAATCAGATCATCAGATGTGACGATCATCTGATAAAATGTAACATTATCTAGTCGGAGATATAGATATATATACGAAAAATATATATAAACAAAAGAGAAAATCGCTATCTTGTCTTGGTTTTGCCAAGCCGAGACCGAGACATGTCTCGGTTTATTTCCAGTTTTCTTCCTGAATTAATCGGTATTCGTTATTAAGTGCATGGGGCATAGCAAGCAAATGGGCTTGACAAGTTACAACATCACATAGGGATGTGATGTTTATTGTGTTTGCCTGCGTGTGCCCCTCTAATGTATAATACGTTCTTGTTATATCAAACCCTGCGGTCAAGTTGAGGGGTCAACGTTTAGTACATCTAATGGGGAGTATAATGAGGTGCGTATAAGTGGCAAGCATAGGGGTTAAAAAAAGTAACCTTGGCAGAAGATCTAACGGAGGGAAAAACCAAATATGTATGTCAGATTTACCTATACACGGGTGGTATCAATTCGTATTGGGATATCCACCTCATCTAGTCACACAGTATTTAAATAAATTCAATATCTCACATAACGCTATCGTTTTGGATCCTTTTTGTGGAACCGGAACAACAAATGTAGAATGCTTAAAAAGTAATATACCAAATTATGGAATTGAGGCAAATCCGGTTGCATATTTTGCCGCAAAAGTTAAGACGAATATGATGCTGGACGTAGAGGATCTTCACAATTATTTAGGTTATATTTATAATTCTTCACTGTTGTCTTATAAAAAACTTTATATTGCTGATAATCGTTCGATAATCGAGCCAAAAACGAATTTAAACTTATTTGTTGTCGATTCTATACCTACACTCAAAAGCGAAAAACAAAAGATACTACCAAAGGGGTTTATAAGTGATGTGCCGTTAAATAAAGTTTTAATACTAAAAAAAGTTATTGATTCGATTGAGGATGACGAAATACGATCATTTTTTAAACTTTCATTAGCAAATTTAATTATAAATCGAGCAGGAAATATAGCTTTTGGCCCGGAGATTTATCGGACTAAACCGAAAGAAGACATTAATGCATTGGATTATTACGTAGCTAATACTCAACAAATGATCGAAGATGTATCGAGATTCAGTGGCATTGATAACTCAAAAATTATCAAAGGGGACGCACGTAAAATCGATAAATGTCTGCCAGAGGAACTGATGGGACAGATTAATTGCGTTATAACTTCCCCACCATACCCAAATGAAAAGGATTATACGAGAAGTACCAGATTAGAGAGTATTTTACTTGATTTTATCAATAATAAGCGCGATTTAAGGAACGTTAAAGAGGATCTTCTACGGAGCAACTCTAGAAATATTTTTGCGAAAGACGTTGATGGTAACTGTATTGCAGAATATAGTAAAATCACAGAAATAGCAGATGAAATCGAGAAGAAAAGAATATATCTGAATAAAACTTCAGGATTCGAAAAGATGTATCACAAAATCGTCCGTCATTATTTTGGAGGAATGTATCTCCATTTAAAGAGCCTAAAACCATATTTATCAGAGGATGCTAAGTTAGCTTATGTCCTTGGTGACCAAATGTCTTTTTTCAGAGTTTATATACCAACCGCCGAATTAATTGCGGACATTGCTGGATCACTAGGGTATAATGTCATGGGTATCGAACTTTGGCGCACGAGAATAGCTACAGCAACAAAAATGAACATAGATGAAAATGTGTTGATACTTAAAAATGATTGAGGTTGACCTAAATGACTACTTTAAACAACGAAACAAAATATGATAAAATTCTTATAGAATTGTTTCAGGCTAAATTAGCAGATTGTGGGGGCGAAGATATTATTAATTTTGATAAAGATGACGTCGCTAAAGTGGCGAACGATCTCAACATAACTATTAGAAATATTCCGGATATAATTTATACCTACCGATCGAGACGACCGCTGCCAAAGACCATACTTGATAAAGGCAATTGGATTATTGCACCTAAAGGGAAGGGAAAATTTGCGTTTTGCAAGATAAGCCGCTCCCCGCATCTAACAATACAAGAGGGACTAACATCTATCGATATTCTAAATTCTTTACCTGAGATTGTAGAGAAATATTCTACAAACGATGAGCAAGCTCTTTTATCATGTATACGATATAATAGACTTATTGATGTTTTTACCGGAATAACTTGCTTTCATCTCCAGTCGCATATTAGGACCACAATTAGGGAAGAAGGTCAAGTAGAGGTAGATGATCTCTATGTGGGTGTGGATACCGATGGAAACGAGTATATTATACCAATTGAAGCTAAGGGTCCGGACGCACGTGATATGATTGGATGGGTTCAAATATCAAATTTGGTTAAATATGCAAGGCAATATTTCCCGGGAATTACCTGTTGTCCAATCGCTGTAAAGCCAATCGATGCAAATAAAATATATTTAATCGAATTCGAGGATAATCCCAATTTCGAAGAAATCTCTATAAAAAACATTAAACTTTATAACTTAGTCCGGAAATCTTCACAAAAAAGTGGATTACAGAGCAAGCTGATATGCTAAAATCCAGCCGTTCTATCTCCGTCGCTCCTCGACTTATTTCTCCAGCTCGCCGCTTTCCAGGCAGTCTTTGATGTACTGCTGGACTGTTCGATTCTTGTATCCTACCTGCTGAGCTATTGCCTGTCGGTTCCGCTCCCCACTCCTCCACAGCTCTTTGATTTTCTCTTGTGTTGCTGAGTCCTCGGATAACCTCTGAATTGTGGGTTTAACCTCTGGTTTAACATCTTGTTTAACCGGTTTAACGTCCTGTTTAATTTTTGGTTTAACTTCTGGGATCAGTTTAACCTCGCGTTTAACTTCTGGTTTAACTCCTAGTCTGCTATCAATCAGATTTATAAGCTCTTTTTTATCTAATACTATTAGGCCTGTACCTTCAGGGATCGCGACGTTAAAATATTGGTTTAACGCATCTCTCACGATGTCGCTTTTGGACTTATCGGAGCGTTTAACCTCTTCGTCGATCAGGGTCTCCAGCTCCTCTGAGATCTTGACCCCTAAGAATGGCATGTTTAACTAATTGTTAAACGATCGGTTAAATATCTATGCCAGGTTAAACGAATTGTTTAACAAAAGGTATAACCGCCCACATTAGCAGGGCGGGTTAGTATACCACAGTTCTGTATTGCTCAACACCATCAAGGTTTCTGTGGATTCGCACATCCAAAACCGTGACCTCGGTCCCGTTGTACTTGATCACGTCGTCGATTTCGATTGCTTCTTTTGTGAAGACTTTGCCGTCAGAGTAATCCCAGCCGCCACCAGATGGCTTGATAACGGGGTTCTCTTCCCATCGACACGCGAACTCTTCCCAGCCGAAGGTCTCGACGTACTCCTCGGATTGATCCCAGATTTTGATCACTATGTTCGGCGGGGTGCCTTCGTCGGCGAGTCCCGAGCTTGTGATGGTGGTTATCTTCCCCCAGTCGTCTCTCGTTGTGTAATATTCGCCGTTCCCGTTGATGGTGATGTAATCGGCTTGAGGATCACCATAACGGTCCTCGCCTATTACAACGATCTGGCCCGTTGCCGGATCTCCACCTGACACCGTGAACCAAATTATCGTGAAATAATAGACGCCTTCGTAATCAGTGGCCGTAATATCAGATAACATCGACTCGGCGGTCGCTGGCCCGTTGTAAAACTCGGTCGTGACTCCTCCCTTCTTCTCGGCAACCTGGTTGAGATAGTCCTCGATCATCGAGCCCGCGCCCCTTTCGCCAGATAGGGTTCCAGCAGCCTGTAAGCCGTCCAGGACCACAGGGGAGCCCCCAGGACTCCACCACCTTGAAGCGATCTGTCGAAGGTCTCGGATACCTCGGAGAGCTTGAATGATTTGACCCCACCACGCTGGAGTTTTCGGCGGCCCGCGTTCTCTGTGCTTAGTCTCGCCAGGATCTCCTCACAGACTGCATCTTTGATCGCCTGTGGAACCATCACGTTTCCATCAGCATCAAGGTCAGAGATCACCCATCCCCGGCGCGTCTTGATCGATCGCGGCCACTGGAGGGGCTGGGTGGAGATGTCGGTCTCATATTTCTTACCCACAAAGGGGAGCGAGTCGACGATCTTAGAAGAGTACTTCAGAGCATCTTCCTTATCTGCTGAGGATGCGCCGGTCCAGGCCGAGGAGTCGGGTCTATCGGCTACGTAACTATCAACTTCTGAGGATGTTACATATTCAGCCGTGAAAAATACCTCCTAAAGGAGCTGTGGGGGCCGCCGGTGCGAAGAGCGGCCCCTCGTTGTTATGGCTTAACCATCGTGATATTTTCAAGGCAGTGCGTAGGCCTCGATCGTTCCGGCGATGTTGGTTCCCGTGGTGTCGGTGATGTCGATGTGAATCGTTCCGTCTGCCTGGAGGTATCGAGCCGTCTCGATCGGGCCGATACAGAACTCATCGTTGGCGACTACGTCGTCTCCTCTCACAAAGTCGCCGAGACTCCGCCGAAAGGCAGGGCGAGCGGTTCCAGCCTTCAGAGTCACAGCACCGCCGGTTCCCGTCCCCGCCGAGATGTGGACGAGGATCAGAAGCCTCTTGAAGTTGGCTCCAGCGGCGATGACGTGGCCGTTGCCCTTATCGATCGCGTCGGGCGTCTCTCTGTCGGCCCATGCCCCGGCCAACTCATTTACTGTGATTTCAGATCTTACCATCTTGGATCACCTCAGCTTGGAGCACAGGTCAGAACGCACAGGCAGTCAGGATCAACGACCTTTGCGCCGTAGCAGTGCAGACCCCTCAGTGCATCCGCAAAGAATTTCTCAGGTCGGTACGCTTCGGTCTCATTCACAGAATCGGCGAAAGTCGTCGCCCTCGCCACTCCAGCAACGACCTTGTAGTGGTCGCCCGCCGTGTTCGGTACGTTGTTGGACTGAAGGATACTGAAGCCGAAAAGCTTCGCGATCTCGCCGTTCAACATGGCCTTCTCCACACCGGACCACGTGGGGTTAACGATTGCGTCTTCCTGGAGAAGCCACTTGATAACCCAAGGCGGAAACACCACAAACCGGCCTTCAGAGGGTACGTTGTCTTCATCGAGAAGCTGTTTGACTGACAGAAGCTCCTCGGTTACAAGGTCGGTGGTTCCGTCAAAGATCTTGTCAGATCCATCCGCCCCCACAGCGTTCCCGGCACCCGCTACCATCTGGGCGACTATGTACTGATCGGCCACGTCTGCAAGCTGGTAGGCCGCGTCTCTTGTGGCGCTCTCCATCAGCTTAACGTTCATCTGCGCCTTGTCTATGTCGTCGATTCTGAAGTTGAAGTACTTCGCCTGAGTTATTTCCAGCGTGGTTGAAGCGTCGTCGAGGTCTTCAGGGTCGCCTATCCCCGTGGTCTTGTCGTAGTTATCGATCGTTATCGGACCGTGGGCGGTGATCCTCACCGTGTCGCCTTTGCCCCGGATGGTACCTTCGTAGTCTCTGTTTGCTACTCCGGCCTGACCGTAGACCATAGACTTCTGGAGACTCTGGAGGATTTGGGCGGCCCAAACCTCCCCTATGAAATTCGTTAATGCCATGCGATTTTACCTCAATGAGCCTTCTTTCATCTGGCTCTTGATCTGGTCCATGTTTGCGATGATCTCGTCTGGCTTCATGGCCTTCACAGCTTCGCGAGTGAGAGGTTTCTTTACCTCGCCCGCTGGATTGCCACCGCCGCCCACAGGCTCTTTGGGTCCGATCTCTTTCAGCAGCTTCTCGCCGTCTGCCTTCAGCTCCGCCTCGGTCGTCCCCGCCAGTCTGCTGGCCAGGGCCGGAGGGAGTTTCAGGTCGGTGGCGATCTTCGTCTTCAGAGAGTCCAGGGAGGTCTTTTCGTACTCGGCCACCTTGTCTTTCAAGGCGTCCCGTTCGGCCTCCAGCTCTTCGTATTTCGTCTTCTCACGGGCGAGCCGGTCCTGGACTATCCGATCCACATCAGCCTGAGTAAATTTCTTTTCACCATCATCGCCGGACATATTCACGATCTCCGAGTTTACGGCCTCGTTTGCCTAATTCTATATATGTCTCAATCTAATATTTAAAGGTTTGTCCTTTTTGTGAAAGATCAGGGAGATCAGGGAGGGAGGACATGGCCTCCTCCTCCTTGATCCTCGCCTCCTCGGCTTCGAGGTCCTTCTCGGTGGCATCGGGGTCGAGCCTGGAAAGGGACCCCCGCGTCGAGGTAGCTCTCGCTCCCCGTCTCATCGCCTCCACCTTCACCGCCTCCACAGGATCAACAGGAAGGGCTGATCTCCACTCCAGGGAGACGTTGACGAGCTTCTGAGCCCCGCTCATCCGAGACGCAACCTCGAGTTCTGCTGTGGTCTTGAGGACCTCGATTAACTTCGGCCTAATCCTCAGCCTCAGCCGGTTGACTTTCGCCAGCGTGGGTAACATCAGCCTCTTCAAGGCAGACCCCGACTCAGCCAGGCCGGTCTTGACCTCGCCGAAGGCAGCCGGGGACAGCTCGGCCATGACGTAGAGCTGGGAAAGAAGGGTCTCAATTTGGGTGAAGGTAGCGCCCATCTGAGCATCCCAGACCAGGATCTCCGGAGGGGATTCGCCCTCGTTAAGGGCGATGTACTTCTCGTCACTCGCCCAAACGACCTCGCCCGTGAGAGGGTCTCGGACCCTCAGCCCCGACGGCCCACACATCCAGGGATCGGAGAAGACGTCCAGGGTCCGCGAGACCTTGATCAGCCTCCTTTCGATCTCCTCTACAAGGTCGGAAATGCCTTTGAAATCGTCCAGCCCGTACACGCCGTCGCCGCTCTTCAGATTCGAGAAGGGGGCGACCAGGAAGGCGTCGACGCCCGTCTCCTCCTCGGGCTTCAGGCTGGCGTATCTCGAGATGGTGGAGAGGGGAACAGGTCCTTTGATCTCTTTCCCATCGGCGGTGAGCTGCAAGAGCCGGTGCTCGATTTTTCCGGGCTTGTGGATCTCTACCTTGACGTACTTGTCATCGCCGAAGGGGACCTCCCAGGCCAGGACGTGAGCCGTGAAGGTCCCAACGTCGTCGGGGTCGACGACCGGGAACCAGAGCCGAGGGTCGATCCTGGAGATAACGCCCCGGCCCCCGTTCCATCGGACCTTAAGAACGCCGTCGCCGTAGGCGATTATGTCGGTAAAGAGATCGTAGACGGTCAGGTGAAGG